TGATAGCGGTTGCGGAAGCGGCAGTCACGCCCACATCAGCACCGCCAGTCTCAGCGAAGATACCCAGAGGCTTGCCAACACCGTCACCGTTGAGGAAGGCATCCTCTTCGGCGTTGCCCAGTGCCTTGGAGAACTGACGGAGAATATACTTCTCCAGCTGGAAGGCATTGTCATAGAGCAGCTCCTCAGTCACCTTAACAGCGACATGGAGCTTGTGGGCATCCAGGTTAATCTGTGCGAACTTCGCATCACCGAAGGTCAGTTCCTCACCCTCGTCAATCCAGGCAGCCGCAGGCTTGCTGCCAGCGATATTGATCTTACGCTCACCGCTGGTAGTGATGGTGGTTGCCAGTCTACGGAAGATGTTCTCTTCCTCCAGACCCTCAATCAGACGGCGGTCGTACTCTTCGGGTACCAGATAACCGCCATCGGTATCGATGCCCTCAGACAGAACGTTGCTGATCTGACGGAAGTTGGTACGCAGAGCCTTCAGCATATCGGTACGGTATGCCTCGGAGGCACGGCCGGTCTTAGGCTCAGAGCCGTGACCAGCACCGGGCTGGTTGGTGATGGGGTTGCTGGTAGGACGGGCCAGTTCGGCATCGATGCTTGCCTGACGCTCCAGACGCTCGATCTCCTTACCCAGAGCCACCACATCGGCTTCCATCTTGTCATAGGTTGCGGTATCCTCGGCAGAAAGCAGACCGTCAGTGCCACGCTTGCTGTCCAGGAAATTCTTAGCGGCTTCCCAAGCCTTTGCACGCTTCTCGCGCAGTTCCAGAATCTTATTCATAGTGATATTCCTCCTTAATCAGTGAGCCAGCAGGCTCAGTCTTTTTTCCAGTTGTTCGATAGGGGTACCGTCCTTCTTTTCCAACATCAACTTCTTAAGCAGAGAATTGGTGACAGCCTTTCTGGAGAACATCACAGCTTCCAGAGGCTTGTCCTCTCCGGCTTCCTCGGCATCGTCAGAAAAGAGGATTTTATCTGCAAAGCCCAATTCCACTGCCTTTTTGGCATTGAACCAGGACTCGGCATCCATAAGGTGAGAAATCTTGGTACGGGACAAACCCGTCTTGATTTCATAGGCGTTCATGATGGATTCCTTCACCTCATCCAGCATGGCAGAGGCTTTCTGCATCTCTGCGGAGTCGCCAATGGCAACGGTCATAGGGTTGTGAATCATCATCATGGCTACCGGGGACATCTGCACCTCCGTGCCAGCCATCGCAATGACAGAGGCAGCGGAAGCCGCCAGACCATCAATCTTGACCGTCACATTGTGGGGATAGTCCATCAGCATATTGTAGATTTGGGCGGCAGCGAAGACGTCACCGCCGGGACTGTTGATCCAGACGGAAATGTCACCCTGGCATTTGTCAAGGTCAGCCCTGAACAGCTTCGGGGTCACCTCATCGCCGAACCAGGTCTCATCCGAGATTTCTCCGTTCAAGACCAGCACGGCAGGCTCACCTTCGTTCCTCACCCAGTTCCAGAATTTTCTTTTCATGGGAACCTCCTTGTGTGTTTTTGTTGGGGTTATTGTCTGAACCTGTGTTGCCTGTGTCTCCTGTAGGAGCTGCGACTGCGGTGTCGGTCAGACGAATCATGTTGCCATTGACCAGATACAGATTGCCGCCTTCCTCTTCGGGGATAGGGTTCAGATCTTCCATTTCACGGATATCGTTCGCACTCATCCAGCCGTTCTGCCTTGCGGTGGCATAGCCGTTCATACGGCTCTGGTAGTCACCACGGAGCAGACCGTCCACATTCAGCTTTATGAAATACTGCTTCTTCTCAGCTAGCAGGAGCAGGGAGCGCATCAGAGCCTGTTCCCAGCGGATGACCCACGGGTCCAGTGTGTATTTCACAAACTCCAAGGATTGCTGCTCAATGTTAGAGAAGCTGGATTTTTCCAGGTCACCTACCATGTGAGGCGGGATGCGGTAGAGTCTGGCGATTTCGTTAATCTGGAATTTTCTCGTTTCCAAGAACTGTGCTTCTTCCGGGGGAATACCGATCTGCTGGTATTTCATGCCCTCCTCCAGCACAGCCACCTTTCCGGCATTCTTGGAACCGCCATACACCGCCTGCCAGCTTTCACGGATCTTCGCAGGGTCTTTCAGGACACCCGGATGCTCCAGGACACCGCCGGGAGCTGCACCGTGGGCAAAGAAAGAGGCACCGTATTCTTCGCAAGCCAGTGTCATGCCCACAGCGTTCTTTGCCATGCCGATGGGCGAATAGCCCACCAGACCGTCAAAGCCCAGCCCTGGGATATGCAGGACATCCTCTTTGCGAAGGGTCACAGTGCCTAAATTCTTAAAGTTCGGATTTTCTTCCGTGTAGCGGGTGTAGGTGTAGTAAAGTTCGCCGGACTTATCACGCCAGACTTCCATCTTGTTCGGGAGCAAGGGGTAGAGGGCAACGACTCTGCCGGCCCCGTCACGGATAATCTGGGCGTATGCATTGCCCCAGATCAGCAGATGGCTCATCAGCGTTTCACGGAACACAAACGATGTCATTTCGCTGTTCGGCTCATCGTGCAGGATGTGATATAGCGGATGCGTATACACACGCTCCTTGCCACCGCCATCCTTGTACTGGTAGATATGCAGTGGCAGCGATGCGATGGCTTCCGACAGAATGCGGACACAGGCATACACCGCTGTGGTCTGCATGGCTGTAAACTCATTCACACGCTTGCCGCTGGTGGTCTGACCGAACAGGAACGTGAAATCATTCCCCGTGTACAGAGCCTGGGGCTTATCTCTCGCTTTGATAAACTTGGATAAAATAGGGATATTCATGGGCTGTACCTCCTAACTTTCATATTTAGAAAACGATCATGCCTCGCTCATCGTACACGCTGGTGGTCTCACCGCCGTTTCGGATGCAACGGTCAAGACCCATGATAAGAGCCACAATGCCGTCAATCTTCTCAACGGAGCGTTCCTTATCCGGCTTGATGTTTCCGGCAGGGTCCGTGCGCATCACGATGTTCTGGGCCATCCATTTCAGGACTGGGTTGCCGCCGTGGACGATACTTCCTTCCATCAGCAGCTTATACAGTTCCTTGGACGGAGGGGACATATCCTTAAAGCCCTGTCCGAACGGGACCATCGTGAAGCCCTCGTCCTCAAGGTTCTGAACCATCTGGGTTGCGTTCCAGCGGTCATAGGCGATTTCTTTGATGTGGTATTTTCTGCCCAGATCCTCAATGAAGCGTTCTATGAAACCGTAATGGACAACATTGCCCTCCGTGGTGTGGATATACCCCTGGCGTTCCCAGACGTCATAAAGCACATGGTCACGGCGGCGTCTGAGTTCCAGGGTGTCCTCCGGCAGCCAGAAGAACGGAAGCACGATGTACTTCTCATCCTCCGTGCGTGGGGGAAAGACCAAAACAAAAGCCGTGATGTCTGAGGTGCTGGCTAAGTCCAGCCCTGCGTAACAATCACGACCTGCAAGGGAATCAATATCAATGGGGCTGTTGCCCTTATCGTAAATATGCTCTGGAATCCAAACCACCGTGGAGTTCGTCCACATATTGAGACGAAGCTGCTTGAACACATTTTCTTCGGCTGGATTTTCCAGGGCATTTTTGTATGCTTCACGGACACGCTCAATGGCGATGGTATGACCCAGGGACGGGTTCGCTTTGTACCAGTTGGCTTCATCGTTCCAGTCATCTCCTTCAGCCAGACCATACACCACAGGATAAAAGGTGCTGTCGCTCTTCCTGCCGTTGATGATGTCCAGAGCCTTGGTGTGCAGTTCATAGCAGATGCTCTGCTTATCCGTTCCGGCTGTGGTGATGATAAAGAACAGAGGCTGTTCACGGGCATCGCCGGAGCCTTTGGTTAGGACATCGTACAGCTTACGGTTCGGCTGGGCGTGGATCTCGTCAAAGACCAGCCCAGATACATTCAGACCGTGCTTGGTGCCAGTCTCGGCAGAAAGCACCTGGTAGAACCCGGCGTTGCTGTAGTTGACGATTCGCTTTGTCGCCGCCGCAATCTTCGACCGCTTCATCAGAGCCGGATTTTTCATGACCATCTGTTTGGCAACATCGAAAACGATGGATGCCTGGTTTCTATCACAGGCAGCACCGTACACTTCGGCACTTGCCTCGCCATCGGCATATAACAGATACAGGGCGATGGC